AACGATGTAGATGACTCAGCTAATGTATTTACTACTATATTTGCTTTGGTTTCAGTTAATGATGTCTTTTTCAATAACGTTTCATATAGTTTATACTCACGCCCTAACTCGGTTTTTACGAAATATTTTTTTAGTAGGCCTTTCACTGGTGAATCTTTACCATCTAATGTGTCAGATGTAATTTGACGGACCAATAATTCAAATAATATCCCGGTATTTTTATACTTCGAATGTTTTATGAGATTCATTCTATATAGTTTAGTTTAATTATAAATATATGGAGAGGTGTTACTCTCGTATTTGTGATTCATCTAGTAGCGAATTCCCGTTGACATCCGACTCGAATATAATGCGTTTTTTGTTTTTGTTGATTTGGTTGAATAAATCAGCATTACGTTTTGGTGTCTTTTTTGATTCAAGTGCTAACGGAGATCCACCTTTGTAGCTAGGTTTAACTGAACCTGACTCGTCGTTGTCTTTCTTCATACCCATAGCACCAAGTAAATCTTTACCAAATGGGCTGTCTTGTGTATTACGGTTGGTTACTTTTTCTTCAGGGCGTCCAAGTGGATTTTTCTCGTCGTAGCCATCAGGTAATTGTGTGTCTTCATATCTACCTCTACCATATAACGATGCTAAATCGTGTGGTGTACCATATGACTTACCAGTTTCAAGTGGGTCGTTTCCTTCGTTCTCAATTTGAGCTAGTCTGAATTTACGCTTAGCATCTTGCATTATCAAGTCTTTGTACTCATCAAATTTATCTTCACTGAACTGGAATATATGCTCGTATATGAAGTCGGATGGGAGTAATTTGTTCTCCATCATTGAATTGGCTAACTCTACTTTTTCCTTAAGTAATGCGATTTTCTCTTGTTCAAATATGATTGATGGGTTGGTTAATGACAATTCGAAATTGGTTAAGTTCTCGTCAGTATACCCTTGTGAATATAAATGTACTAATGCAATTTTAGTTAATTCGGATACCATGATGCTTTGTATACGTGAAATTGTACGTGCAAAACGAATATCTTCAGCGGCTAATGTTGCTTTACCAGTTAAGTCTTTCTCGTAACCCATGAATGCTTTAGGCACCTTTAACGCAGCAAATAATTTGTCACGTAGGTACGATACATCCTCTATTCCAGCATAGTCTAAACCTTTAGTGGTGTCGATTTTAGTTGCTTGGTCATTACCACGTACTGGGATGTAGAAGTCCTCAAGTAGGTTTTGCATATTGTACTTCAAGTTGTAGTCACCCGTTTGTTGGTCAATATATGGAGTACGTTTCATTTTCGATATGGTCTTCTGCATGAAGTTTTCCACTTCGGCAGGAGCAATATTTCCTACGTTAATGTAGAATATACGTTTTTCAGGTGCTCTTACAATACGGTGAATCAACATTGCATCCTCCATCATTGTATATTGCTTGAATAATTTACGACCTGGTTCCAAATACGATCTACCGTAAGGTAAAAAGTTAGTATCGGTTAATAGGCGGAAATGAGCCATTTCGTAGTTGTCGAAATATACCTCGTTTGCTTGATTAGCTGAATTAGGTACATTGTAGTAACCATAGTTAGACGGTGATGAAACGCCATCTGGCTGGAATTTATAACGTACCCCAGACGGGTTATCTGAATCATATCCGTCCTGTCTTTCAATATGGAATGCGTTAAATGGTATTACGTTGTACACACCGAATTTTTCAGATATTTCTAGTTTGAGGAAAAAGTCACCGTATTTGCACATACCTCTAACCCATGGCCATAAATTAAATTCAACGTTTAAAACGTCGTAGAATAAATTGTACAGTATTTTTTGTATGTCTTCGTCTGGGCTACGGATTTGCAATATTTCGCCCATATCGTTTTTCAATGTACTTTCATCCGCAATAATATCCAGTGCTGATGCTACAATGGCATCTGTATCCATTGCATCGTACTCAGAGTACAATGTAGGGCGCAATGTTTGGTAGTTAAAACTACTTTGATAACCATATATAGATGTATGGGTGTTGGTCCATATTCTGCTAAATCGGTCTACCAGTGAATTGGTTTCGTATTTACCGGATTGCTGGATTTTATTAACGTCCATTACTTTTAACCCTACACCTCCGTCATTACGGATGATGACATCGGTGGAAAATAATCGTTTTAATCGGGGTAGTAAATTTGTGTTAGCCATATATAGTTTTAATTATGTTTGTTAAAGTAACCAGGATATGTCCTCGCTACCGTTTCCGTATGGGTTTGGTATACTAAATTGGTTTTGGTTTGAACCGTTCATATATCCACCCGCATATGGGTTTGTTGTTGTGTTTATGCTGTTTAATATGCTTCGAGACATATCCATTCCTTGTTGTCGCATTTTAAATGATGTGTCTCTTAAATAACAACCAATTGAAAATGCCATTACTAGGTCATCGTTGTATCCGGTTTGTGCCTCAGCGCGGCCGTTTTTCCAAACGAATACCTTCATTTCCTCAAATAACCTAGATGAATATACGATAGCACTTCGTTCCCTCATAGCTTCTTGGAACTTTCCTATGGCTACTGGGCGATTCTGTTGATTTAAATTAAATCCAGCAACCATTTTACTTGTATCCATTACTGGATCGAAATATGAATTAACTGCAGATCCCTTTGGTGTGTAGTATAAATTTGGATATCCACGGTCAATTATGGTCTGGATTGTAGACCAACCAATGGATGCGTTCTCTACAGCTAGTAATGCATTGTTGTATTCGGTTGCTATACCTACTAGTAAATGTCCAAATTCGGTTGTGGTTAACTGACCTCTATATTCACCCACTTGTTTGAATGTTTCAACGTCAAATATATGGAATGTGGAGAAATCCTTACCATCACCACGGGCAACATCAGCTGCTACCATGTAGTTACGGGAATAGTCAGCTGGTTCCCATATCCACAGGTTTTGGTCAACACCACGTTTTTCTAGTGGTTCGCGGATGTATGTTTTGGAATAAAATTCCATGTCCTCAGGTGTGAATACAGTGTCACCGGATGTGGAGAAATCGCAATCACATTCCTGTGCTGCCATTCGTGGCCCTAAATCTGCGTCTTGTTTATCGCGCCAGGATTGGTCTCGTTCAGGGTGAACGCTCCATGGTAATTTAATAGGTAAGAATGAATTGTCGCCCATTTCCGCACCCAACCATGTTTGGTGGAACCAGTTACCTGTACCGTATGGAGTGGATAGTGCGATACAACCCCCACCAGTTGCTAAGGTTTGTTGTGCTGATGCCCATATCTCGCCGATATTATTAATGAATGCAGCCTCATCAATTAGCAGCAAAGATACTGCTTCAGATCGACCAGCATCGGATGATGCAGAGGTTGCTTTAATTTGCGAACCGTTATTAAGGCGTAGGGTCAGTTTATTGTCTTCGACGGGTTTGTCTTTTTCACGTAGCCAGGTAGGTAAATTGTCGTACATGAATTTCACCTTGGTTACGATGTTCTTTGCAGTGTCCTGTTTAGTGGCAATACAAAGTATATTTTTGTCTTGGTGGAATAACATTAACCATACTGAGTACCCAGATGCTAGTGTAGATATACCTAACTGTCTTGATTTAAGTACAATTGAGTACGGGTTTTCTTGGAATAGCTGGAGTACCTTTTCTTGGAATGGGTATAACTGGAATTGGATACGTCCGCGTTTTGGGTGTTGGATGTAGCAATATTTCTTCATGAAATATGCAGGGCTCGACGCACATTTGACATATTCCTCCTTTATTACTTGGCGTAAACTCTTATTGTCGTGCATGTTATTTTAAATAAAATAAAAATGAAATAACCGCTAGTGTACCAACTAAACCTACGGATAAACATTTAGTGGTTGTTTTGTATATGTCTAATTGGATATTTGCTTTTTCAACATCCGATTTGAGTTCAGATACCATGTATTTTTGAAGTGAAATGGTAGTATCACGCAACGATATTTCTTGAATGTAAGTTGCTGTTTTAGTACGGTATGTGTCAATTACACTGTCACGTTCAACTAGGGATTGTTTATATTGCTCTACAAGTGTATGAGTATATTTCAATTCAGCAATGGCTGAATCGCCTTTAACTAGATCAATAGCTATACGTTTTGCGGTAGGGTACGGGAAACAAATTCTATTTGTATCGGTTTGCGAAAAAACTATAGAGTTGAGTAAAAGTATAACGGTTAATATCCTTAATTTTATTGTCATAATATAAACGTGTGTCTAATATTTGTTGCTGGGTATTTAGGATGGCATGGTTGAGGGAGTCGATGTTTCGAGTGTGGTAAACTAAAGTGCCATCTAGTTTATGTTGTTTTAACTGTAGTTGTTTGATAACCCCAGATATACTGTCTATTTGTGTTTGTTGTTTGGTGAAATCAGTTGATTTTGGGTCGCATGATTT